CCCCAGGCATGGTGCAGCTATCTATTCCCTGAATGAGGGAATGGATGACCAAACCACTATCGATAGCTCTAGGAGGTAGCGTATGCGCGAACGTCACGCGGTTTTCTCGGACGCTTGGTTTAGCGATCCGGGATCCGTCGAACATTCGTGGCAGACGCTTGTTTCCAATGGCTCTGTGGTTGTGGATCATATCTACAAGCACACGCTTCCTGGAAACTCTAACTTGCCTAGAGGTTCAGTTGTTACACTGGACGAGAACCATTCTGCCAAACTGAAAACGATTAAACGTTTTCAGTTTGATGGTGATGTTGGAGGTGAGTTCGAGTTGACACGTAAGGGTGTGGTGTGCGATCATTCGTACAGCCACATCTTTGGTGATCATCTTGATCCCACATTTCCAACCATCATGCGCCACTACGATTATCGTGGTGGCGTTTATCCGTCGAATCCAGCGAGTTGGGTGTTCCCCTCAATTCCAGGTACTACAAATCTGGATGCGAAGGGAGCTTCCCTTATCTCGCTGGTAAAGCCGACGAATAACGTCGCCAACCTGGCCACGGACTTGGTTGAAGCCAAGACCCAAGGCCTTCCCTCTTTTTGGGGGGTAAACTCATGGAAGGAACGGACTCATGTCGCTAAAGCGGCAGGATCCGAATACCTTAACCATCAGTTCGGTTGGCTCCCCTTGGTGAGCGACATACGTGACGCAAGTTACGCAGCCGCTAACGCCCATGAGATTATTAAGTCTTATGAGCGTAACTCGCACCAAGTGGTACGACGGCGAATGGAACTTCCTATCGAGAGGAGTGAGGTGTGGACTCGGTTAGGTACTGGTAGACCGTTCTTTCCCAGAACGGATACCGATAATACCTGTATCGTGGACGCATCCACTCCCACTGGAACGATTGTCCAATGCGACCGCACGTACAAACGTACGTGGTTTTCCGGTGCCTTCACATACCATCTTCCAATCGGCTGGGGAAGCCGATTTGGTTTGGTGGATGCGGCGGCTAAAGCCGGTCCCCTTCTTGGGATCGAGCTTACTCCGGAGGTCGTGTGGAACGCCGTTCCGTGGACGTGGGCCCTCGATTGGGTGTCTAATATTGGGGATTGTATCTCCAATACATCTGACATGGCAATCGATGGGTTGGTGATCAAGTATGGATACGTGATGGAACATAAAGTTACAACACGTTCCTACTACAACACTGGCTCCAATAGTTATAAGGGGGCAGTTGTTGTCTCTCCCGTTCACCTCTTCTACGAGACGAAGAGACGCGTGAGAGCTTCACCATTTGGT